AATTCAGTGATAAATCCTTGTACTGAACTTCTAACGTCTTCGATAGCAATATCAGGACTATGTTGGGTAGAGCATACAATTTTATCAAACCGCTTGATGGTATTATCATCATTGTACTCAATAGTAACCTGACTCTTTGCATCAGGTCCTAACCAAAGAGCATCAGCGTTTTTACGAGCAAACGAAAGTCCTTCTACAATACGATGACTGTAGTGAAGTGCGGCGGGCATGTAAGTATCAGTATCATTACATGCATATCCAAACATGATTCCTTGATCGCCCGCGCCAAATGTATCCGTACCTAATGCAATATCAGGACTCTGACCGTGCATCAAGTTAGTAATCGCTAGGTCCTTCCAGTGAAAGCCTTCTTGGTCATACCCGATATTTTTTACAGTCTTACGAACTAGATATTCAACATCAAGTGAATCAAGTTCACCCTTATATTCTCCTGCAATAATAACTTGGTCAGTAGTTACTAACGTTTCGCAAGCGCAACGAAGTTTGGGGTCTTTATTAGTCATGAACAAGTCTAGAATTGCATCGCTAATAGCATCTGCAACTTTGTCTGGATGTCCTTCTGACACTGATTCACTGGTAAATAGGTATGACATATTATTTCCTTTATTAAGAATTATAGAATAGTTTGCAGGGATTTGCAATATGTTTTGGGTGATTTAAATCCAGCAATCGCAATTACATTCAACTACTTGATCGATAGCATCTTGAATTGTCGGTGATGCTGGTAGTAGAGTAGTTGCTGTAAAGTTTGGATTAAGGTTTGGTGGAAGATTATCCGGCGAGAGTTCTAACGGTGCCTGAACGATAGGTGCTGTTACTCTAGTTTCAATAACGTTTATTGGTCCAGCTGGTACGACCGTAGAAACTGACGGAATAGGATTGCCTTCTAAGATAGGTTCAATGCCACCTGGCTTGATTTCAGTAGTAGGCAAGAATTCTCCGGAATATCCAGCTGGATCAAAATATCCATTTGGTGTCGGGAACCCAATTTCTGTAGCAGGCCATGCCGGAATAGTAAATTCAACATTAGTATCTGCAAACGGAATGCCGGTACCGGGTATGGCTCCGGCAATAACGCCATTAGTAGTAAGTATCTTAACTTCTTTATCAGATAATGCATCTGGTATATTGTTATCTTGATCTATACCTACTTGTTGCAGCCTACGTTGATTTCTCTCTTGACGCATTCCACCAATCGTACTTTGACCGCCCACTGTTGATAAATCTGAGATTGCTTCTAGTGTTTGTGCGTTCATATGAGGTCTAGTATCTTGAGCTAACGACGGGATAGAATCAGTAAAGCTGTACAAAGATGTATGAAGTGGGTTTAGAAACACATCTTTAGGAACTGATACCGGAGTCACTGCAAGATATCTAGCACGTTGTTCAATTTTTAGTTGAGTGCCTAATATATTCCAGTACGTATTTAACAGCCTAGCCGGTCTAGGATTACTCTGTAGGATTGAAACGAGTTCTGCATTAGCTTGGTCAATATAATCTTGCACAATACTATTAGAAAAAGATGAACCTCCCGGAGGATATGCAATTGATATAGTAGGAACAGATGATGTTGTTCCTGGTGTAAAATTCAATGCAGTAACTCTACCAAAATTTGTAATGTCAGTAGCATCGGTTCCTATAGTAGCAGTAACAGTAGCACCGTTAACTGTAACTACGGGTGCAGCGGCACCTTCACGACCGTAACCACCTCCCGGATCAGTAATTGTTACACCGGTAGTAGTATATGTGCTTATTCCATCATATGTATATTGAACTGTTGCTGTTGCACGTTCCCATGTGACAGCTAGATATAACTGTTGATAGATGTCATACAGCGTTGGCGTTTCTAGTTGACTTATGCTTTCATAAATTTTTTGCCATGGATAAGGTAGACCACTCATACTTCCAAACATGTCGCTCATAGTGAACGAACCGTATGGACCTGATCCTAATGCACCTTTTGATATGTTAGTGTCAATTGATTCTTGATTTGTGGGCTTACTAGTTCCAGCAACTAGTGGAAGATTCTGCATGTTTTCCATGCCTTGTGCAATTTTTGCAAATTTCTTAAAATCTACTTGGTCAATTTTACGAACTTGACGCATAGTGAATGACAATGCGCCTGCTGCAATAACTTGATCTCCGGGAATTATTCCTCTAGCATATGCACCGAAACCAATTGGAAGGTCTCCGTAATTATTAGGATCTACTTTAGTAATAGCCCTGTCATATACTGGAGGAGTTCCTTTGGGAACTTGGATGCCTACGTAGTCTCGCATATCAGGGGTATCTAGTGCTGCGTTTACTGCACCATTCTCGTAGATTAGGTAATACGTTTTGCTATTCGTTGGTCCTGGATTAGCATTATATTTAGGAACAGTTAATGAGGTATAACTTAGAGGGAACATTTTTTTGACGTTCAATAAGTCAGCCAATGATGTAAGCCCTTGAGTTACGCACTGCAATGGAGCTAGTATCTCTGATAGATTTGTGCCTGCAATAATCAAAAATGCCCCGTATGCTTTACGCTCTTGTTCAGGAGTAATTGATTGCGCTGAACTTGAGGTCAGTGTACTGATCTCATCACTGGTTAGACCAGACGCTAATAATGCTAGACTTAAATCCGGAGTGACGGCGTTGTTTGTGCCTAAAATTTCTAGTAGAGTAGAAGGTAATCCAAATGCATCTAGCTTCTTTAGATTAAATGCCTTGCCCAAATTGATTAGGTCAGTACCAAAATCTTTACTTGAAAGACTGATGCCAGAAATGTCAGCAGTAACTAGGTCATCCATGTTACTATACGTATCTTCTAGGAATGAGTTAGAATTATGTGCTGCTAGGATTGCTTCATTGACATAAGCTACATACGAACTCATGGTTGTAAAGGAAGAAGTAAAATCATTATACTGGGGAGCAGCTTGATTTACTTCATTACCGTTCCAATTAAATTCATTCCATGCTTGTAATGCATGACACCGAATCCAACCCCACTGAGTAATAGAATCATTGGGGTTAGTCATGTTATACGGGTACCAAGTAGCGTTTTGCTTTTGGTCAGTTAATCCGTAACCTTGCAACGAATCCCCGTATGTGCCGTCATAGTTTCCATAGCCCGAAGTTGCTGGTCCAGGTAATACATCATTGGGATTATACCCGCCGGCAACTGCATTTTGCTCTCCGTACATAACAGCAGCATCAGTCCAGACGCCTGATGGGTCTTCAACTGTGTAAGTTGGTGGCTTAGCATTACCTAAAGCAGGAAGAGTGGTTGCCCCGATAGATATGAGATTGTCGTATGTGCTAGTACCTGCGGGAGTCTTTAATACTTGTCCTCTAGTGTATGCATCATTGATAGCATACGTTAACCAGCGTAGTGCAGTTTGCTCTACTAGTGAACCAGGAGTGTATGCAGCATTAGTTTTGCTTACACCCATGTACTTAGCTGCTATCGAATTGATAGAATATCCTGTGTTATTGAGGGTAGAACCCGTAACGTTTACCCCTAACGGACTATTTTTGCCTGTGTTAGCCATAATTTACCTTAAGGAACAAATACATCAGGACTACCTTCGGTAATTTTGTGACCACAATCATTACCTGACCCGACTCGTAGAACGGCGACGCCATCAGCGAAGACAGTCGGACTACCTTCAGTGGTTTTAGCTGCCTTGTGCTTTCCGCCGCCTGGATGCTTTGTAATGTCACTTACATGCAATCCTACTTGAATACCGTTAGCAAATACGGTACTTGCGCCGCGCACAATTTTGCCACCTACTGCGTTAGCATCGCCTTTTCTACTTAGTTTTGCCATCTATTATCCCAAAATTAGCTTCTTATCCGGAACGATGATTCCAGAAGTTGCTTGTATGTATTTAGCTTTTACGGATTCGTCGGTTAATGCAAAGATAGTAACGTTATTCATATTCAATCTTGCAGATTCTTTAGGATCTGCGGTAAACATGCTTTGAATCAATCCGAGACCCTGTGGTCCCGGTGCAACTGAAACCGGATCATGCAGTAATGCAATATTATCTTCAAGTGCGGTAACTTTTCCTACAACTTCTTCACCGCTTGTAAGCTTGAATGTATAGGTTTCTCCAACTTTAATTGTCATATTTTTTTCTTTCTTATGCTGCTTCTGCTAAAAACTTAGCACGAAGTTCTGTAAATCCACCGACGAGTTCTCCGTCGAGGAAAAT